TCTACGAGCTTCTGCTATGGTTTTTTGATTGATCTTGCCTATGCTCGGCAGGATTATATCGCACTGATGATCTAGATCAGGGTTTCTATAGGCACCGGAGGTTTTCTTGCTGAGATGTATCTCTTTGAGAATATCTCTGTTGTTGAGATAATTGGTTTTTGGTGCAGTCCTCGTGATGATTGTCATTAAGACAGGTCCTTAAAATATTATTTAGTATAACACATTTTGCCGCTTTGTCAACCTTTATAAACTGAGTGGTTTATTTTTTGGGTAAATAACACACAGGAATCACTATGTCTACATTCTCATCCACAGTCACTGCCGCAGATGCAAACACAGCCCAGGCCCTGGCCGAAGCTGATACCGTAGCCAAGGTATCAGCTGCGCTGGGCGGCAATGTTGTGATAACCAGCAGTTCTGCCAACACTGTTGCTGCTGCTGCCGGCGGATATACCTCTACTTTTACCATTGGTGCCGAACCAGTTCCTGCACCGTTACCGGTTGGCATTCCTGAGCAGACTGCTCAGGAAGCTTTGAACGAAGCTGCTTTTTTTCGGGCACCTGGATCCGCAGAACTTGCGGCCGCCAAACAGCAGGTAGGTACACTGCTGGCACAGCGTCAAGCCACACTGGAAGCACAACGCAAAATGACCAACAACGGGGACTGGCGTGTTCGCCTCAGCCTGGCCCCCAGCGCCACCTATCTGTACAATGCAACTCCTCCAGGAATACTGGGGCCATTGAAGAAAACAGACGGAGTGATATTCCCCTACACACCCAAGATTGATATCACATACAAAGCTGACTATGATCCATACACACTCACTCACTCAAACTACAAGGGATATTTCTACAAGTCCAGCTACACTGATGCTGTGTCACTGACAGCCACATTCACAGCACAGGATTCAGCCGAAGCTGAGTATCTGTTGGCTGTGATACACTTTTTTAGATCAGTGACAAAAATGTTTTATGGGCAGGATGCGGAACGAGGCTCACCGCCTCCCTTGGTGTTCTTGACAGGACTGGGGCAGTATCAGTTCTCCGCGCACCCTTGTGTGGTCAGCAGTTTCACCTACAATTTGCCGGCTGATGTTGATTACATACGTGCCAGAAGTGTCAACATCAACGGAACCAATCTGTTGACACGCAGAATTCGTCAAGACCTGCCCACAAATCCTATCTCTAGTGCAATCAGTCGACTGGCAAATCTTTTCTCTAGCCAGGGCATACTCAAAGGGGCAATATCCAGTCCAACAGCCCCTCCTACCCTGGGAAAAAATGACCCGACCTATGTGCCTACCAAGATTGATATCACTCTGTCATTGTTGCCCATGCAGACCAGATCGCAGGTTAGCCAGCAGTTCAGTGTCAAGGGATTTGCCAACGGCGATCTACTCAAGGGAGGGTTCTGGTAATGGCCACCTATGATTCAACCAGCGCATACTACACCACTGGGTACAGTCAGTTCTTCCTGGACACCATGACCAATCGTCCCATTCCCAGACAAACTGATGATCGTATCATGCTGATCAACACCACATATCAATATAGACCAGATCTCCTGGCATTTGACCTGTACGACATACCCGGACTATGGTGGGTGTTTTATCAACGCAATCCCAATACTCTGACTGCACCTCCCCTGGACTTCAAGGCCGGTGTGCAAATCTATCTGCCAAAAATTACCACATTGCGCAGTGTGTTAGGATTCTAAAACATGGCCTCTTCTATACAAGCTCAAATCAACCGCAAAGGAGCAGAACTTGATTATTGGGAAAATCAACTCAAGGTGTTTCAGTCGCAACTGGCCAAACCTTATCCTGATACCCCGGCTCAACGAGCATTTTTAGAGTCTCAGATTGCTAAAGCTCAGTCTAATATAGTGATAACAGAAAAAGTATTGGCTGAGTTAGAAGAGAAATTGTCGCAACCCGTTGCTAGTTCAGCCGACGTCGCCAGAGACGCGCAAACTGCACGGGACGACCGCGCCGACCCAATCAACCCTGGTACCCCTCCGCTGGTTGAAACATTTGACGGCAGAATAACCGGTAAAATCACAGCAGGTACAACCAATGCTAGCCCACAGCCAACCATAGAAACAGGAGCTGTTGATGCCGGGACCAACGCAGCCACTGTCACGTTGACCAATAGCCAGTCTGAATCTTCACCACCGGCTAGTGGTGCGTTGCCATCACCGCCATTGTCCATTGGCAATGATGTGCTGGGCCGCGGTGGCAATGGTGCGTTGCCATCACCGCCACAGCAGCAGCCGCCCCTTTCATCTTCTACACTACTGGATCCTAGGCAGCTGATAGAATTCAATCAACTGCAGAGTTCAGGAGCAGTAGCAGGAGCACCGCCGGTAAACAACGGTGGACAAGGTGGAGTCGGAGCTCGCAGCGACGATGCTGCTGCTGCCGCTGCTGCCGCTGCAAACAGAACTGGCACTGTTCGCAATAGACTGGATGAATTGTACGGTGGTGCCACTAATGCTATTGTGGCGCAGGACAATGTGCTGGATCAGTATGCCAGTTATACCTATAGTCTAAGTTGGTATTTGCTGGATCCTGAGACATACAAGGCCTTGACAAAAGGCAAAACAAATCTCAGCGGTTACTATTTGTTGGTACAGAGTGGTGGAGCTCCAGTGGCAGATCGTAGTCCGTTTTTTCCTTTGGATTTTTATATTGACAATTTTGAACTCACTACCATTTTTGGTAGTACCCCAGACGCAGGCGGATCAGCACAGCTGACAGAACTGAGCTTTACTGTGACCGAGCCCAATGGGATCACACTGTTGCGAAACTTGTTGAATGCTGTTACGGAATTGTATGAATCTAAAAATATAGCCGACCCCGGTACACCCATAAACTATGCCGCAGCACAGTACTGCATGGTAATAAGATTCTATGGCTACGACATCAACGGTAATCTTGTACAGCCTATTGCACGAAAAACCGGTGGCACAGATAATCGCGCAGCAGTTGAAAAATTTGTGCCTTTCACAATCTCTGGAATTGAGTTCAAGGTGGCCAACAAGCTGGTTGAATACATGGTCAAAGGGATCGCAGTGCCTGACATCACTGGCTTCAGCACCGACCGAGGCAGCATACCACAGAATTTTCAGTTCCAGGGCAGCACAGTTAGAGAAATACTGGTTGGCAGCGTGATCCAACAGACCGCAAGCCAAGCAGCAGGGGACTTGACCAGAAACGGTGTACCTATAGAATCATCACCGCCTGGCAGCAATTCTGTACAAGATCCTGCACAGCGAGGTCAAGCACTTTTAGATACTAGGGGATAATATGGCCACTGCAATATCTCGAATAATAGCAGCAACTGACAATGTACTACAAAACAAGCCGGGAGAAAATGCTGTGGGCGGAGTTGGCGCACCTCCAAATGCAGCCGCGGCTCCCAAACCAGGTGCCACAACAGTGGCCAGCGGCTTGTGTGCAGCATTGAACACATTCTATGCAGAGCAGGCCAAGGCCAGTGGTTTTATACCAGATATCTATGAAATTATATTTGCTGATCCTATAATAGAAAACGCCAGCATTGTTCCACCAGGTCCCTTGGACAAAAGCCTGGCAGGCGGCTCAGTCACAGCAACAGCAGCTGGTCAACTGCTGGGGGAAAAACAAAGCATGAGTCCAACTGTGCGTCAAAAGTCTGCAACAGCAGGGCAACAGATTGTTCAATTTATTGACACAGTGATACGCAGCAGCAGTTATATCACTGCACAACAAAAAGTTATCTGGAATTCCGATACCAACGAATGGAACAACAATGGAAATCCGCAAAGATTTGCCTGGTTCAGTATCAGCTGCGATGCACAGCCCCTAAAGTATGATCCAAAACAAAACGATTTCGCTTACAGAATGGTTTATACTGTGGCACCGTATCAGACTCCGGTAGCCAGCGAATATTTTGAAAGCGGTGCCTTTCGCGGCGTTCACAAGGTGTTTAACTACTGGTTTACAGGGCAGAACACTCAGGTCCTGCAGTACGAGCAAGAGTTCAACAAACTATGGAGTCAGGCCATTACCGGTTACTCCACGGCCGAGAATACAAAACAATCGGTCAACAGTCGAGAACTTTGGAAAAAACGAGTGATGCCTGCTAGTGGTCAGGCACGCCAGGGCGGCGACGGCAAAACATTTGAACCCGGCGCAAACGCAGCCGACTATTTGTACTCAGTTGACCAAGCCAACATCAGATTGGTAGTCCTGGGGGACCCTGCCTGGATTCCGTCCCCCAAGGCCATGCAGCCAGGCAAGTTTGTCTCGGCTCCATTTGAAGCCGATGGCACCATAAACGCCAAAGCATCTGGCGCATATTTTGAATTTGCCTGGAACCAACCCCAAGACTATAATCTCAGCACTGGAATCATGGACACAGGAAAAAACAACTACTTTGCAGATCGTTCACAGGGCAAGGCTGGACTAGCACAGGAAGCAGTGACATACCAGGCCACACATTGCAAAAGCACATTCAGGGCTGGGAAGTTCACGCAAGAACTCAAGGGCATCTGGGTAACAGATACTGCTCCTGTCAACACAACCGATGCTGGAAGAAACACCGGTGCTCCGACCGCCCCGACCCAACCTTCAGGTGTTGGTGACCGTATAATATCAGCCACAGGAGTAGTTTCACCCGGCAGCCGAATAATACAATCAACATCAAAGATATTGCAGGCAGGTGCAGCATTGGCTGTGCCCAAAGCCTTGGAATCCAAGGCACGTGAAGCCATAACCGATGTTGTTAAATCAATTTCTGGAGCACAACCAGTGCCGGCAAAACCTCCTAGTATAGATGGCGATGGCGTAGAGCCAAACACAGAACTTCAGCCACCGCCGGTTCTTCCAGGCGAACCAGTTGTTGGCGGACCAATAGCTAACAACAACACACTTGAGGTTGAACTTTTACCGACTCCTAGCCCAACTCCTCCTCAAGGCATTGTAGACGACGACCAAGGAACCTAAAAAATATATGGCACAAAATAATCCCCAACCATCAGGTACCGCACCCAATTATAAATTTGATCGCGGTGGCACACCCGCAGAAATGGGTCCGTTTATTGGCCAGATCATGAACAATGTTGACCCTACTCGCAGCGGCAAGGTGCAGGTGTTTATCAAACAGTTTGCAAGTGGACAACCAGCTGCCAATCCCCAGACCTGGCGCTGGGTCAACTATCTTCCGTCCTTTTACGGAGCCACAGAAAAAACCAGCACCAGTGCCGGCGCCGGCACATATCCTGGGAATCAGCAAAGCTACGGCATGTGGTTCACCCCGCCGGACATTGGCACCGATGTCATGTGCTTTTTTGTAGAAGGTGATCCAAATCAAGGCTACTACATTGGATCTGTGATCCAAGACAGTCTGACTCATATGCTGCCGGCCATTGGTGCTGCCAAGAAAGGAGAGTTTGTTACTCAGAACAAGGCACAGTCAGATTATTTTGGCAACGCACCTCAGTTGCCGGTCACTGAGATCAACTCAGCCAACGAAGGGATTAATAGAAATCCACGATTCTTTGAACAGCCTAAACCTGTACATAGTTTTCAAGCAGCCATATTCTTTCAGCAAGGGCTAGACAAAGATCCTGAGCGTGGTCCTATTATTTCAAATGCACAACGGGAAAGCCCCAGCACAGTGTATGGTATCAGCACACCTGGTCAACCTATCTATCAAGGCAGCAACGATTCCAACACCATAAGAAAACAACTTAGTTCTGGATCTTTGACGCCTCAAGATGTAAAAGTCATTGGCCGCAAAGGTGGACACACACTGGTCATGGACGATGGCGATCTTGAAAACAACAATGCCTTGTTTAGATTGAGAACAGCCAAAGGTCATCAGATCATGATGAATGATTCAGAAAACTTTTTTCAGTTTATACATGCCAATGGTCAAACCTGGATTGAACTGGGATCCGAAGGCACAGTGGATGTGTACTCAACCAACAGTGTGAATGTAAGAACTGAAGGAACCATAAATCTGCATGCTGACAAGGATATCAACATGTTTGCTGGCGGCAACATCAATTTGAAGTCAAATGCAGCTACCAATATTGGTGCTGTGACTACCATGAACATAGCAAGTCAAGCAGAAATGACCATCTATGGGCAGTCCACAGTAGGGATAAAAGCCAATGGATCATTGGCTCTACAAGGCAAAACCACTGCGTCAGTGTCGGGCGGAACATCACTGAGACTCAGCGCAGCAAGAATAGATCTCAACGGATTGCCCGCAACACCAGTCAAAACTCCCAAACTGTATCCTAAAACAACCTTGGATGACACCACGTTCAATAACTCCACTGGTTGGCAAGTACAACCCAACGGCCTAGAAAGTATTGTTACTCGTGCCCCAACTCATGAACCGTATCCGTATCACAATCAAGGCGTGTCTGTCAGCGTGAACCTCACTGAGGGGACTCCTACTCCACCGCCAGATGCCGAACCAGTCCCGACCAACTGGGGCATAGTTAGGAAGTCATGAGCAAATTTTCATTCACAGGCCCAAACGGCGAAGTATATGATGTGGAAGGACCATCAGGTGCCACGGTGGAACAAGCCAAAGCAGTGTTTAATCAACAGATCAGCAGCGGCGGACTAACAGGAATACCAATAGGTGGTCTAGTCAATGCAGTCACACAGGCCACAGGAGGGCTATCGTCGGCTATCGCTAAAATAGGTCCAGCATCATTTGCACAGGCTCTACAACTGGGTAATATAATTAATCTTCCTGACCTAAGAGGACTGCCTATTCCTAATCCAATAGGAGTAAGTGACTTTGTCAAAACAGCAGTAGGCCAACAAGGTATTGGCTCAATCAGTCCGGTTCAGATACAAGGACTAATCGCACAGACTGGTGTATCAGTTGGCCAGGCCGTGACGGCCATCACAGATTCCAAAGGTCTTGGCAAGTTTGGCTTCAATGCTGATCAGTTGCAATTATCGGGGCTGATCAAACCTGGATTGGCCGAGCAAATCAATCTGGATCCCAGTAAATTTACCAGCATTTTGTCAAGTCCCACCAGCTGGACTGGCAAGCTAGGAGCTACAGATTTGAACTCTGTGCTGGGCAACGAAAGTTTGCAGACCACGGTACAACAAGGACTAATGAAGGTGAACTTTGATCAACTCAAGCAAATAGGAGTAATCAATGGTACAGAGGTGGCGTCGCAGCTGGGACCATTGCTGAATACAGCCACAAAGTTTGGTCTGGGCAATGCCACGGCGTGGCTCAACACTGCACCGACTCTGGGGTCAGTAGGATCACTGGTGAGTGGCAGTGGTATCAGTGGATTACTAAACGGCAGTGGTGTTGGCAGCTTACTAAACGGCGAAGGCGCCGGTAGCTTACTAAACGGCAGTGGTATCAGTGGATTACTAAACGGCAGTGGTGTTGGCAGCTTACTAAACAGCAGTGGCGTTGGTAGCTTGTTAGGTGGAGGTGGTGTTGGTAGCTTACTAAACGGCGGTGGCATTGGTAGCTTGTTAAGTGGAGGTGGTGTTAGTAGCTTGTTAAGTGGAAGTGGTGTTAGTAGCTTATTAAGTAGCGGTGGTGTTGGTAGCCTGTTAAGTGGGAGTGGCATTGGCGGGATAATTGGAAATATGAATAATTTTGCCAAATCAGCAGAATTTGCACAGTCATTCAGTGGCTTACTAAGTAGCGGTGGTATCAGTGGCCTACTAAGCGGCGGTGGTATCAGTAGCTTGTTAAGTGGCGGTGGCATTGGTAGCTTGTTAAGTGGCGGTGGCATTGGTAGCTTGTTAAGTGGCGGTGGTATCAGTGGCCTACTAAGTGGCGGTGGCATTGGTGGCCTACTAAGTGGCGGATTTGGCGGATTTGGCGATTCTGGCGGGAACCCACTGGAAGCAGGTGTACAAGCAGCCAAAGGATTTACCAACACTGTGAATCGATCTAATCTGAATGAAGCAGTGAGAAAAGTAATCGGCAACAGCAAAATATCTGTACCAGATTTTGCACCTCAGGTCACTGGCTAAATAGCTGTATGGCCACGTTCATTGGATTCAACACACAAAATCAATACAAAAAATTCACGCTGGTTGACGGTGAATTGATCAAGCGCGATCTACTCAATGCATTCAACGTGTGGCAGGGACAGTTGCCCGGCCGCCCGGCATACGGAACCACACTCTGGAGTTTTCTGTTTGAGAGCCAGGATCAGACTACCATGGCCAATATTCTGCGCGAAGTGCAAAGAGTTGCCGGTGGCGATCCTAGAATTTATCTAAATGATGTACAGGTATATCCACAGGAAAACGGTGTCCTAATTGAACTAGAGATACAACTGGTAGCTGGTGCAGATGCACAATTGCTGAGTGTATTTTTTGATCAACAGCAGCGCAGAGCTTCGTTTGTATAAAAGTAGCCGTTTACTTTATCGGTAAATAACATATTAACGGAATATCATGGCACGCACTACTAGACAAACAGTTGTATTTGGCGTTGAAGACTGGAAACGCATCTATCAGACCTTTAGAGAAGCTGATTTTCAAAGCTATGACTTTGAAACTCTGCGAAAAAGTTTTATAGATTATCTTCGACAGTACTATCCTGAAACTTTCAATGACTATATTGAAAGTTCTGAATTCATCGCATTACTAGACGTCATGGCATTCATGGGTCAGGCAATGGCCTTTCGTAATGATCTTAACACCCGTGAAAACTACATAGACACCGCAGAACGCAGAGACTCAGTGGTACGCCTGGCCAATCTAGTAAGCTACACTGCCAAGAGAAACACTGCTGCCCAGGGTTATCTCAAGGTATTTTCAGTACAAACCACCGAAAATGTCACCGACTTCAATGGCATTGATCTGGCCAATGTTACTATCAACTGGAACGATCCTACCAATCTGAACTGGCAAGAACAATTTACAGCCATCATAAATGCTGCCCTAGTGGACACTCAGCGTATAGGTCGTCCGGGTAATCGGCAAGATATCGTGGGTGTGAACACATCTGAATATTCTATCAATTTGGTACCTGGATTCTTGCCAGTGCTGCCATACAATGCCACAGTGGACGGTGTCAATATGCCATTTGAGGCAGTGAATTCTACATCCGTGGGCCGAGACTATATCTATGAGCCAGCGCCAGTGGCCAATGGTATTTTCAATCTTTTGTTCCGCAGTGACTCTCTGGGATTTGCAGCAGCCAACACTGGTTATTTCTTTTATTTCAAGCAAGGCGTGTTGCAAAATCAAGATTTTAATTTAGCAGAACGCATTAGTAATCGCACAGTCAACATCAACATAGAAGGTGTCAACAACGAAGATCGTTGGTTATTCCAGCTAGACAATGTGGGCACAGTTGTAAGCCAATGGAAATATGTAGAATCAGTTTTTGCCGCAGCAGTTGAACAGCTGACACCTGATCAACGTAAATTGTTTTCCACATCATCGAGAACAAACGATCAGATTACTTTGACATTTGGCGACGGTGTATTTTCTGCTATCCCGGTAGGCCTGTTCCGTGCGTATGTTCGTGCATCCAACGGCCTGCAATACATTATCAATCCAGAAGAAATGCAAAGTGTGGTCCTGCCAATCAGCTACATCAGCAGAACTGGACAGTTGCAGACAATCATATTCACTTGTGGCATCACTACTCCTGTCAGTAATGCACAGGCTAGAGAAACCCTAGACGAAATCAAACAACGTGCCCCTGCCAGATACTACACACAGAACCGCATGGTCAACGGCGAAGATTACAATAACTTTCCGTTTACCTTGTACAATTCAATCATCAAAAGCAAAGCCCTGAATCGTGCCAGCATTGGTACCAGTCGGTATCTTGATCTAGTGGATAACACAGGCAAATACAGTTCAACCAATATTTTTGGATCTGACGGCGCATTGTGGAAAGAAAACCAACTGCCCACATTTGTGTTCTCCTGGCTCAATCGCAATGACATTGCTAACGTGATCACCAATCAGATACAACCGTTGTTGATCACCAACGGTTTTACACAATTCTATTATGCGAATTTCCCAAGACCAGACCTGTCAGTACTCAACATCACCTGGAATCAAAGTACCACAATGGCCAATGAAACCACCGGCTATTTTGTGAATTCACTTGGCGCACCTGTTGCCATTGGCACCTTTTCCAGTAACAACACAAAATATATTCAGATAGGTAGCCTGGTAAAATTTGCTGCACCTGCTGGCTACTACTTTGATGCCAACAATAGACTCAAACTAGGAACTCCTGTTCGCGCAGATGAAACGTTGACCATCTGGGCCAGTCCAAGTGTCATTGTGTTGAATGGTACCAACCAGGGACAAGGCAACTTTGATAACGGCACCGGACCGGTCACACTTAATAATTTTGTGCCCACAGGAGCAATACCGGTTTTGGTAATTCCGTTACTGGTCACAGATATTCCGGCCAGCCTTGAATCCTCGATTGCTGATCAAATTCTGTTGTTTAGAAACTTTGGACTTGGCTACAACAATACCACACAGACATGGTATCTAATCACATCTAATAACCTTGCTGTCAATGCAGATTTCAGTCTGATCAATGCACAAGATATTTCGGGCACCGGCCAGGATGCAAGCTGGGTCATACAATGCCTGACAGATGGCCTTGGCTACACTGTGACCAGCCGCTCACTGGTATACAACTTTGGATCTGTACTACAGACAAGATTCTTCTTTGAATCAGCACAAAGAATCTATGACACTCGCACAGGTACAACAATCAGCGACTTTGTCAAGGTATTGAGAACCAACAGCCTGCCAGATTCCAATCGACCATTGCCGGGCG